TATAAGAATAGGGTAAGAAAGTAGTATACATATTCATTACATGATTCTTACTGATATGGATCTTCAGGTAAGATAAGAGTAATAATAATATTATAATATATTATGATACTGTCCTTACACGTAACTTACATAACAATCCATTTTCAAAATAATTATATACTATAATCTCTTACACTATACTCAATGGCTATAACAACTTGTAAGGTATGTGGAGGAGCATATGAAACCACAGAAGAGGATGCAAACATTCCTCTTTCTTATGCAGGTGAGAAGGATAGAATCTGTAACAGTTGTTACCTGAAGAAGATTTGGAAGGATGAGACATTACATACGTATTGTGTGAGGGATGAGTAATGAAATTTGATCAGAAGTTCCCTAATGTTGAACTAGATTTTGAACCAAAGGATTTACTTATTTTTAAATCTGCAAATGTATATCCTTGTGAAGTATGTAAGGAAAAGACATCATGGGTTAGTATGAGTTTTGAAACACATGTATGCAGTGAAGAATGTCTTGATGCATTATGGAAAGAATATAATGATTATTGTGAAGGTGATGAGTAATGTATGAACCATTATTTTGTGAGTGCTGTGGACAGTCTATAGCAGTACTACGTAAGGAAATAGAAGAGTATGGTATTTCAATTGTATCGGGCAGTAAACAACTTAAATGTGGTAAGCATTTCCTTACATGTGGTAAGCATTACCTTACTGAAAGTGGTGAAGTATATTCCTACAGTATCTACATGGACTACTGTAGTGATTGTGGCGCAAAACTCGAATATGAGGACTACAAGTTAATCCATGAGTCACATCCCTGGGGTTCTACTACTGTTACTGAAACGCTGATTGATGGTTACAGGTGTCATGCGTGTGGGTATGAGACAGAGGTGTAAAAGATGAATGTTGGTGAATTAATCGAGAAATTACAAGAACTTAACCCTAACCTACCTGTTTATTTTGGAGTTAGTGATACATGGTTTTGGTCTGCTGATTGTTTAGAAGTATGTGATCCTGATAATTTTGGTGAAGATGTTTGTTTAATTTATCATTAGGTGGTTGAAATGAAGGTAAGAGAGTTAATTGAAAGGTTACAGATGCATGATCAGGAAAGTATTGTAAGAACAGAGCATGAAGGTGAATACTGTGGTGCTCATATATTTGACATTATAGTTAGAAACGATGAAGATTTTGGTAAATTTATTATGATTATTTGAGGTGTGTAAATGAAAGTTAAAGAGTTAATTGAAAAGTTGCAAGAGTTTGATTCTGATTGTCAAGAAATGGAAATAAGATATTTTAATTGCACATCTGAGGGTGAATCAATTTTTGAAGTGGGAATACAATATCCTGATATGTATGAAAATTTTAATGATTATATTCTAATTTCTTAACTTTTTCTCATTATTCTTACACTTTTCTTAACTTTTTTCTACTTTTATACGAAACATTTAAATAGTAGTATTTTCAGATATTATACTATCTATTTTATATTAACTATTTTTCGAGGTATCTTACATGAAACAGGGTGTAAAAGTTGGAGACAAGATTGTTTCCAATAAAAATGTAAAGGGTTGTGTGTTTTGTCAGAATCCAGATTTAAGTGCAGTAGTTGACCCGATTCTTTTTACGGCAAGTATTCCCATTAATGAACTGAAGAGTAAACTTGAAGCAGATGGTATATTTGTTGATGTTGCGGATCTCAAATTACATCGTGAACATATCTTTTTTGAATATGATGAATTTGCTGAAACTGATTTAGACATTGAGATTCAGAAGATTAAGGATTCTGAGAATGTTGATGTTATTACTGAGGAACTTGCCAAGATCAATCTACTTGAACGTAGAATGATTTTAGAGGGTAAGGAAAACACACCTACTCATGCAAAACTCTTACGTGAAAAGCGTGAACTCCTTTTGCTGAAAGCGCGTCTTGATGGTGAAATTGTTGATAAGGTTGAACACATTGTTCCTGCCTGGGTGCAGTATATTCCAGATGAATAATGTCTAATATCATATATCATGGTAAACGCCTAACTCTTTTTAACATTGCAAAATACATGCTTGGTTACGAGAAAATAACTGAGGATGTACATAAAGAGTGGTGCGATGACCTGGAAGAAGTAATCAAGACTCGCAAACGTATCATGCGATTGAAACCGCGTGGAACTTACAAAACTACTATTTACGATGTTTCTTTTGTTATAGATCGGTTGCTTGATGATTACGTGAAGCACGATGGAAAGTTTACCTTACGTATTTTGATTACATCTGCTACCAATGACTTAGCAGAGCAGATTCTTTACGAGATTACACAGCATCTTTCAGAGAATGAAAATATAAAACAGTTCTTTGCTGATTTTGGTAATGATAATCCTATTATTAAATTGAATCAGCAGGAAGTAGTCTTACATCCGCGCGTTGTAAAGAAGGAACCAAACCTTAAGGCGCGTGGTGCTCTTGCAGCGATGACATCAGAGCACTATGATATTATTATCTGCGATGACATCGCAAATGACTCAGACCGTGAATCTGCTACTATTCGTGAGCAGAAGAAGCGTTGGTATAAGGATTTAATCTCAATTCTTGAACCTGATGGACTGCTGATGATCATAGGAACTCGTTGGCATGACGATGAGTTATATGGCGAGATAATTGAGCAAAATCCAAAAATACCAGAGTTTATGCGTTATGATATTGAAATTGATTCCATTGTAGATAAAGATGGTAATCCAAAGTATCCTTCAATTTATAATGAGCAAAAGATTCAGGCTCTTCGCATTGAGAAAGGTGCAGTAGAATTTTCAAGTCAGTATTTAAACCAACCGCTACCCTCTGAAACACAGTTATTTAAACTGGAGAACTTGCATTATTACACTGAACTGAAACTCCCACAGGAACGCGCACAAAATTCTTATTTCAAAGGGTGTAAGCATGTTATTTACGTTGATCCTGCACTCGGTAATGAGAATGATTACTGTGTAATTGTTGTGGGTGCAATCAAGGACCATGTTCTTTACGTGCGTGATTGTTGGTTAAGTAATACATCACCGCCAAATGTTTCTATTGAGAAGATGGTGTATTATTACAACTTTTATAATTGTGAAGAACTTGGAATCGAAACAAACGGTTTTCAGAGTCTTATTTCTCAATACCTTAAAGAACGCAATGATAAAATCAAAGACATGCGTAAGCGCATGAAAATTAAAGAAATCAAGAATCAGAAGAAGAAACGCATTCGCATTGAATCTGTTGAACCGTTTGTTACTTCGGGTAAAGTTTTGTTCCGTGATGATTGGACTGAATCGTATCCTGAACTGATTAATCAATTGGTGCGGTATCCGGTCCACAAGCACGATGATGCTCCTGATGCACTCGAAGGACTTGTAAGAATGACGATTAATAAGGGTTCTGCATTAGTTGAAAAAGGAACTCGGAAGAAGCGTAAATTTATGATTGGAATTAATAGGAGTCACTAATATGGATAAAGTTAATGCAGCAATAGATTTAGATCGAAAGAAATCTAATATTGTGAAGGTTTTTGCTTCCACTGGAATAGAGCGTAAGGATACAGTATACAAAGCAGGTGCTTACAGGAACTTCGATACAACCAATAGGTTCAACCTGTATCGGCAGTTGTCGCTTACAAGTCCTCATGTATTCATTCCACTTCAGAAACTTGCTCTTACGCTTGTTAAGGGCATTAGATTTGAAGGGAAATCATCGGTTGTAAAGAACTTCGAGAAGTGGTCTGAAAGAATTAATTTCGAGGAGAAAACACAGACTCTTGCACGATTACTGTGTAGGGATGGGACTTACGTAGGACTCTATAACAATGTTAAGAATCCTGATAAAATGGGATTTGAACCCCTACTCATGTCGCAAACTACCATTGTTCCGCGTGGTGTAACAAAGGGTAGTGCAGATGTTACTTTTATTCTCACCCCTCCAATTAATCGCTTTTATGTCAATGAAATGGGCAACCTTAATGATTTAGAAGCAGGTTCTTACCGTCCTGAACAGGTAATGTATGGTTCATTCTGTGCAAATGATTACACGTTTAGAGATATTCTTGGTAGAGAAACGTATGGTATCTACGGCACTTCTTTGATTACTCCTGTTGAGGATCTTATTTATAAATATCTTGATCTCGTTGAAGGTTACACGAAATACATTAAGAAGTATGGAATTGGACGTTACTTCATTGATTACCGTATTCTTGGTGATATGCTTGCTTCCGGTGATATTTCAATGGTAGAGGCACAGGAAATCATGCAGGAATTAAGTGATGAGCATCAGTATATCGAAGAGAACCAGGATATTATTGGTGCAGGATTTGACATTAAACAGTTAGATTCTGGTGGAAGTAACATCAACGTCACAGGGTTTAAGGAAAGTCTTGAAACTGATATTCAGGTAGGATTACTTCAGGCCCCTCTTACAATGGGTAGGGCAGAAGGAACCACGTATGCAGCAGGATATGTGTCTGAGGCAGATAGGTTAGTGGTGCTCGAAGGGTTGCAGAAGAAGATCATGAGTATTCTGAACGCTGAAGGTGGGATTGTCAAGCAGCGCGCTATTGCAATGGGTAAGAGCCCCGATGACATCAGAGTAGTCTTTGAAGAGTTGTCGAAACCTGCTGTGCAACCAGGAGACTTACTTGATGCTTACACAATGTCTGTGATCAACAAACCTGAACTGCGTGTATCGTTGGGTTTCCCGAAGGAAATGATTGAGAAAGATGAGCGTGACAATGGAGATAATACTATAGAACTCTTGAAGCGTGGTAGAAAGAGTAGGAAACCTACTGATAATGGAATGAAATATCCTAGTGAAGAATAACATATAACAACCTTTTTAAAGTTGTTACAGGTAATAAAATAGTGATACACATGGAGTTGAATGTTGTTTATAATGAGGATTGTTTAGAAGGGATGAATCGGATTGAAGATAAGTCAATTGATATGATTCTTTGTGATCTTCCTTACGGTACAACACAAAATAAATGGGATAGTGTAATTCCACTTGATAAATTATGGAATCATTATAATAGAATAATTAAAGATAATGGTGCTATTGTTTTAACTGCACAAACACCATTTGATAAAATATTAGGATGTAGTAATATTGAAATGTTAAAATATGAATGGATTTGGCAAAAATCAAAACCTACAGGACATTTAAATGCTAAAAAAATGCCAATGAAAGAACATGAAAATATACTGGTTTTTTATAAAAAACTACCAGTTTATAATTGTTATGGACTCAAATTAACAAATAAAATTGTTAGTAGAACTAATAAAGGTAATTATGGTGAATGTTCAAAAACAACAATACAAGAATATACTGGTTATCCGAAAAGTATTATAAAATTTAATTCAATTATAACTACTAAACAATTACATCCAACACAAAAACCAGTTGAACTCTTTGAATATTTAATCAAAACTTACACAAATGAAGGTGATATTGTTTTAGATAATTGTATGGGTAGTGGGACTACTGCAATTGCTTGTATGAACACGAATAGGAATTTTATTGGATTTGAATTAGATAAAGGGTATTATGATATTATTCTTGAAAGGATTAAGAATCATAAACCTGATGTTAAACCCACTATAATTCAAGAAAGTAAACAAGGATTAGAAACATGGTTTTAAGTTACTACAACGAAATAAAATAGTGATACATATGGAGTTGAATGTTGTTTATAATGAGGATTGTTTAGAAGGGATGAATCGGATTGATGATAAATCAGTTGATATGATTCTTTGCGATCTACCTTACGGGACTACTGCTTGTAAATGGGATACTATCATTCCTTTTGAACCATTATGGAAACAGTATAATCGTATTATAAAGGATAATGGTGTTATTGTTTTAACTGGTAGTCAACCATTTACAAGTAAATTAATTTTGAGTAATATAGATAATTTTAGATATGAAATTATTTGGGAAAAAGAACAAATTACTAATTTTGTTCATATAAGAAAGCAAATTGGTAAGATACATGAAAATATTTGTGTTTTTTATAAAAAACAACCCACTTATAATCCACAAATGCGACAAGGTTTATTAATTAAATATTCTGGTAGTATTAATAATATTAATTCACATAATAATATTACAAGTGGTAAAAGAAAAATAGAAAAAACCGATAAGCGATTTCCTATCAGTATAATTAAAATTCAAAGAGAAAAAACAAAAATACATCCAACACAAAAACCCGTTAAATTATTTGAATACCTTATTAAAACTTACACAAACGAAGGTGATATTGTTTTAGATAATTGTATGGGTAGTGGCACTACTGCAATTGCTTGTATGAACACGAATAGGAATTTTATTGGATTTGAATTAGATAAAGGGTATTATGATATTATTCTTGAAAGGATTAAGAATCATAAAATGAATTGTGTTACATACGATTCAAAACCGGGATTAGAACAATGGTTTTAAGTTACTACAACGAAATAAAATAGTGATATACATGGAGTTGAATGTTATTTATAATGAGGATTGTTTGGAAGGAATGAAACAGATTCCAAATAAAAGTGTTGATTTAGTGATAACCGATCCACCATATTTAATTGATACTGTGGGTTCAGGTTTATACAGTCAAAAAGATAAACAATATATTAAAGAATTAAACTTTATGAAAGATGGCTTTTCAAAAGAAATACTTGATGAAATATGTAGAGTAATGAAAAAAATTAATTTATATATTTTTTGTAGTCAAAAACAAATTATTCCTTTACTAGATTATTTTGTTAGAGAAAAAAAAATGTAATTGGAATATTATTACATGGCACAAAACAAATCCTATACCTGCTTGTGGTAATAAATATTTAACGGATACTGAATATGTTTTGTTTTTCCGTGAAAAGGGTGTAAAAATTTATGGTGATTATCAAACGAAATTTACATATTATTTAACATCGTTGAATCAGAAAGATAAAAAAAAATATAATCATCCGTCAATTAAGCCTTTAAATATATTACAAAATTTTATTATTAATTCAAGTAAGGAAGGTGAAATAATATTAGATCCTTTTATGGGAAGTGGCACTACTGCAATTGCTTGTATGAACACGAATAGGAATTACATTGGATTTGAATTGGATAAGGGGTATTATGATATTATTCTTGAAAGGATTAAGAATCATAAACCTAATGTTAAACCTGATGTAATTCAAGAAAGTAAACAAGGATTAGAAACATGGTTTTGAGTTATTACAACGAAAGAAAGGTTATTCAGCAAGAGACTCGCATGAGTAGAATCCTGAATACCTTTTTTACCCGTTCTATTACAAGTATTCCAAACAAGTATCAAATCAATGATGCACTTGAACGTGCATTGATTACAGAGTTGAACCGTCCTGTTTCGCGTGTTAAAGTTTCTAATCATGTTTATGATGTCCTTACACTTGGTATAACAGAGGTAGAGAAAAGTGATTATCAGGTGTATGCAGCAGAAGATGTAATTGATGAGTATCGAGATATAGCAATGATAGAATACCTCATTGCTGTGATCTTTTGGCAGAGTGGTAGAAATATCATGCGCGATGTTTCTAACCGTTTCTACGCTACTTACACGGTAGATGAAATTGCCAAAATGACGGTGCATCAGGTTCAGCAACGTTTATTAAATGTTTATAATGATTCTTTTGCACATCGCACAGGAATTGTTGCAAGGACACTTGTGAATGATATTTACAATTATGCGGTGATTCAGTCCTACATTGAAACTGGAACAAATTATTTTCAATTCCAAGCGGTAATAGACAATAGAACATCAGATATATGTCGCATGTTGAATGGTTCTATCTTTCCTGCAAGTGAGGCACAACATTACCGTCCACCCTTACATTACAGATGCAGATCACGTTTAATTGCCCTCCAGGGCAACACAGTAAGGAATACAGGCATGTTATACGACAATCGTAACTTCTCTACCCTGTATGATGGAAACATGCGCCCTTACACCAGTAGCACCGTTACACCCACTGTTATTAATCAAGAGTTACAGAAGATGAATACGTTTAGGCAACAGTGGGATTTGCCCGATGATTTACTATTTGATGATTATTCTTACGTAAGAGGAATTTTATATGGATAAAGAAATGACATTAGAGGATGAAGTTGGATACCTCAATGATGAAGAGTTAGTGCAGCGTATCAATGAATTGTGCATTGAAATTTATGGTGAAGAATACTTTGAAATCTTTGGATTTGAAGAGTATACGCGAGAACAGCGTTTATATCAGATGAGGTATCTTCAGCGTAAGAGTGATATTCTTGTCAAAGATTTATCGAGTAACCGTGAGGGTTATAACTTTCTTGATCTGTGGCGTGAGTATTGGAATACGCGCGTTGTGCTGAATGCAGATGCATGTGACATCTATGGGTTTGTAGCACTATCACAACTCTTTACCCATGTGCGTGTTGAACGTGGCGTGAAAGATGATTTGCGCCTTCATACATGTATTATAATGCCCTCTGGAATGGCAAAGAGTGAATTTAATGATATACTATCTGAATTTGCAGAGATGGTTGGTAAAACATGCTATTCGGTGGGTGAATTTAAGATTAATAAGTTAATCGGTGAAATCAACCGGAAGATTGTTTCTAATAACATGCGTATCAATGCGTTCAGTAAGAAAGATAGAGGATGGGTTGATCCGATTGAACCAGGGATATTAGCATCATTTGATTACGTGGTGTTTGATGAGGGTGAAGCAGTCCTTGATCATAAGAAGATTCATATTCAGGCCCTTCTTGACAAAACCATGAATCGCATTGGTTCTAAGGGTAATATGATTACTTCTACTGATAACCGTATTCATTCAAACCCTGCATGTTCTTTGGTGATTACGAGTTATCATTTGGATACTTATACTCATCTCTTCAAGAAAGGATTGTTCCCACGCATGATTGTCTACGTGCAACCAGAAGATCCTATCAAGCGCACAAAGACATCAGAGTATATTGTAAGTGCTATTCCTTCCTTTATGGATGACATATCCGAAGCAGAGAAACAGCGTAAGGATAAGAAGAGACTACAAGATAAGTTACGTAAGAAACTGAAGGAAGAGGTAGAGAATCTACAGAATATGCATAAGGATACTGAAACAATCTATATGCGCGCGGGTGTTGATGAGATTATCAACGAATACATAAACGAGTTACGTAACATTGTTCCAGGGTTGAATCCTGAGCAAATTGAGGCATGGGAATCAATGGTGTCGCGTGTATCAATCAACTTCATCAAAGTGGCTGCATTATTCGGCTTGATGAACTATCGTAATTATATTGACAAAGAGGACGCGCACAATGCGGCACGTTTGTTATTCCCTGCTATGCGCTCTGTAGCGTTCTATATTATTTCAAACAACACAGGACGCAACGAAAAGTTAAACAGGCTCGTTATGCGCTTGCGTAGGGAATTCATTGGTATGCGCTACACTAAGGAAGAATGGCAAAAAGTGTTCTTCAAGAGTTTTGGGGCCGGTGAGAGTTCTTCTGAAAAACTACTCGCATTACTTATAGAAAGTGGAAAGATGCGTGTATTGAAGAATAAGGAAGAAGGTACTACTGTTTACATGCTATCTTAAACCAAACATTTTTTATACTCCCACTTACCAATAACATATTGGTGCTTAGATTGGCATTGAAAAGTAAGAAAGACAAGTCTACTGATGTGGACGAGAGCATTGTAGCAAGAATCAATGAGATTGCAGAAAAGGCCGGTGAGCGTCCTGATGTTATCATGGCTGAGTATAAGAAGCGTTTTGCTGAATATATGAAGCGGGACGGTATTACGGAGTCCAAGGCAAGTATTGTCACCATCAAATCGATTGTTGGTTCTTACAACGCTGCATTGCGTTCTAACATGTCACCGTTCAAGGGATTCTTCTTTGGTTACACCAAACCGTATGATTCGGCAAAGAAGGCAAACGCTGATGCAAACAATGAGATTGTAATTTACGAGAAGATGTTTGGTGATGAGTGGAAGGATAACGCTCTTGCTGATGGTCTGATTGATGTAGATGGTAATCTACTCTACACTAAGAAGAATACCACGACATTCCAGTCTTTCCTTATTGGGAAGAAGATTCCGAAGGTTCAGATGGAGAACAATGCATTTGGATTCTTTGAGATGCCTAACTCTGGTGAGGTTAAACCCGGATTTGTCTATGTGAAAGATCCTGCAAACTTTGTTCCTGCATTTGGCAAGGTCTACATGTTCAAGGGAACGTGTAAGGATGAGAATAAGGATATTGTAAACATCTCTACTGGTATTAACACATCTAAACTTGTTGAACTTGATGATGAGTTTGATTACGATGAGTTTGTGACACTTGTCGAAGATTCACTTGGTGATAACTGCGCTACCTTTGAAGATGTGTATGACATTGAGGGTAAGGACGTAAGAGGCGAGTATAAGGAAAAGAAGTTCCTGCTTGCTGAGGCCATTATCTCTAAGATTAGTATCTTTGACACTTACGCATATGTTGAAGTTACACCGCTTGATGAGAATTTTGAGGGTAATGTTACATTCTCTTGTGAACTCAATGCTGTTTCGGGTTTGTGTGAGCAGGCAGTAGGTATTGTATGTTTCAAGCCCTGGTTTAATAAGAAGGGTGAAGCAAGTGGTAATCTGCTTGGTTTTGTCACCGATCCCAAGTTCTCGCGTCCTGAAGATTTGTATGAGATTGCAGAGGATGTAGAGACTACTGATGCATTTGTTGAGGATGACGATTTCCTCTAATCTTTTTAGGTGAACCTACATGAATTATATTGAAGGATTAAAGATAATTGGTTGGATTGTAATTATCATAGTGTGCATTGCATTTCTTTTCATTTGGTATGCTGCATTTTGCTACGTTGCGTATGTGTTGCTAGGTATGATTGGTATTACGGGACTTTGGCAGACTATTTGTGGTATTGTTATTGGTCTGTTTGTTGCATCGCTTCCTACCGTGTTTAAAAAGAGGAACTAAGTATGGCACTTGGTAAGAAAACTCTGGATAAAGCGGTAGAGGAAATCCAGCAGAAGGAAGATCCTACTGCATCTTTTTCCTATGAAGATGCAATTCTTTCTCCACAGAGTAAAGATATTATTGTAATTTATGGAAACAAAGGTGAAGGTAAAACAACTACTGCATATGGTTTGATTACTCCCGGTTCTAATGTAAAGGTTTTGTCATTCGATGCAAATAGTGTTTTACCATTGGAACTTGATTACATTAAGGATCGTGAACTTACTATTGAAGCACTTGATTCTCTACGTCCATATGACCGTTCTACAGCAGAAGATATGTTACGCACATCAAAGAATGTGTGCGATTGGAATATGTTTCTGCTCGATGTTATTAAAAAGAAGGATAACACCGATTGGATTGTTGTAGATGGAATTGAACGATATACTGAAATTGGTGAAAATGCAGGACGCTTTGAACTTAAAATAGATAAGTATCAGGGAACAGCAAATCAAAACCTTTGGAAGATTCGTAACATGCATGTTGATAATCTATTTGACAAGTGTGTTGAGGTTGCTAAAGTTGGTGTAATATTCATCATGTATCCCAAGATTGACACCACGATTGTAAGAATGGGGCAGGTTGTAGAGTCAGAGAAAGTGCCAAAGTGGGTTAGTAAGGTTGCAGTTGAATCACAGATTGTTATTCATACCGTGCGGGAAATGAATAAAGACAATGCACATTACTTTGCAATCATTGAATCGAGTAAGAAAGAGAAGAAGTATCCTCCAGGTAAGTATGATGTTACCGGGACAACTCTGTATAATCTGATTAATGGTAAGGAGTGAGATTCATGGGACAGGGTTTACATTACGAGAAAGAAGTAGCAGAACTGTATGAATCATTAATTAGAATGGATTGTAGAGATGAAGCGGATATTGATTGTGATGGATGTATCTTTAATGTGGGTAACAGTATAAATTTTTACTGTAAACATGAAGAACTTATAGAAACAATTAGACGGATCAACGATGCACATCCACCAGTAAAAATTGAGAAAGTTGTAAGAGTTGCCGAAAAGACCGAATTACAGACTGTAATTGATAAGTATACAGAGTGATTTAAATGCGTGTTAATGTTACTACCCTGAAGAATTTTATCAATGTGCTTGGAATCGCGATGAACGGTGATATGGTTATTACTCGTAAGCCCGATGAGAATATCATTGCACACGTAACCAACACTGAGAAGCGAGTAATGATTACTGCCTCTATTGCAAATGGTAAGCAGATTGAATATGATCTCGATGAGTCTATCGAGATGTGCGTCAATGAACTTGACTTTAAGAAGCGTTATCTCGCCAACTTCGATGAAGAGTTTGTTGGTGTTGTTACAACTGACGATTTGATTGTTCTTGCTGACGATAAACTGACGGTTAATGTTCCACAGATTGATTACGAGTATGCATCTCGTAGTATTCCAGGCAAGAGCATTGATGAGATTAAGACTTCTATTCCACCGCGTGAGATTACGATTGCGTTTGATGCAGATGATGTGCAGAAGTTTATCAAGGTTGCAAAGAATCTTGGTGAGACTGTTGTATGCTTTACCATTCCGGTTGAGGGAGAATACATTAAACTAAGCACTGATAAGCGTTCTAAACTCGAAGTCCATGCGGATATTGATAACAAGTATGGTAAAGAGTTTATGGTAGAGATTTCCATCAATGCCCTTGAGGATGCATTTGCAGAGGCACAGTTGGATATTACAATGGGATTCATCACTGAACAGACTAAGGATCAGTATGGTGGAGATGTTTTGTATCCCATTACGTTTGACTTCATCACGGGTAAGAACACTGAGATTAATGTTTCTGGTTTACTTATTCCGCACAAAGTTACGTGGTGATGTAAATGATTACCAACAAACTTTTTGTGGAGAAATACAGGCCACAAACGTTTGAAGATTACATTGGTAACGATACCACTGTAATTAATGGATTACGCAAAGTTGTAAGGGAGAATCCTTTTTCTCTACCTAATCTGATTTTTGAATCGAGTGCGGGAACAGGTAAGACTACGCTTGCCAAAATCATTATAAAAGAACTTGGTGCTGACAAACTGTATCTCAATGCATCAGATGAGCGAGGTATTGATACGGTGCGTGAAAAGGTTAAAGCATTCGCCTCTACTGTATCATTCAAGTCTGATGTGCCTAAGATTGTGCATCTCGATGAAGCAGACGGTTTAACCGCCGATGCACAGAATATTCTCCGTAACATTATGGAAGAGTATTCTTCACGCTGTCGATTCATTCTTACGTGTAATGTAATATCAAAGATTATTGAACCACTCCGTTCCAGGTGTAAGGTTATATCCTTTGGGAAACCTGCACGTAATGAAATCCTAGCGCGTCTACAGTTCATTTGTAAAGAAGAGAACATTAAGATTGACGATACAAGTCTTAATGAGATCATTGATGTCAATTACCCTGATATTCGTTCAATGGTAAAGGCGCTTGACATTTACAAGAATCTTGGTGAATTAGACACTAAGAAGAATATCAATATTGCAGATGAACTTTACACGTTAATCCAGAGTAGGAAGATTACAGAAGCGCGTAAACTCTGGAATAGTAACACAGTTGATTTCAGGAGCATTGTATTTCAGATTTACTTAAAAGTGTGGAATGATACTACCCTGTCTGCCTCTGACAAGATTACCGTAATTGAGATCATTGCAGAAACAGATTACAGGATGGTATACGGTGCTAATGCGGAGATTACCTTTGCAAACATGGCCTTCAAACTCATGAAGATTCTTGGTAAGAAAGGTGCATAATGAAAGTATTAGTTGCATGTGAATTTTCAGGAATTGTGCGTGAGGCATTTGCAAAGAAAGGGCATGATGCAATGTCTTGTGATTTGTTGCCTACTGAACAACCTGGTAATCACTATCAAGGTGATGTAAGAGACATTCTTGATGAAGGATGGAATTTAATGATTGCACATCCACCTTGCACACATCTTGCAGTATCAGGAGCACGTTGGTTTAAGAATAAACAGGTTGAACAGAAAGAAGCGATTGACTTCTTCATGTGCCTGGTTAATGCACCCATTGAACGGATTGCAATTGAGAATCCTGTTTCAATTATGAGCACTCATTACCGGAAACCTGATCAGATTATTCAACCCTGGATGTTTGGTCATGAGGCAACCAAAACAACGTGCTTGTGGTTAAAAAACCTTCCCATATTAAGACCGACAAACGTTGTAGGTAAGGGTAAGAGACATATTACAAAGAGTGGGAAAAGTTTACCAGAATGGTATAATATTCCACCAATTGAAGGACGTTCTAAAATGCGTTCTATCACGTTTACAGGTATTGCAGAAGCAATGGCAGAACAGTGGGGTTAAAAATGGACAACGATTCAACCATTAAACTCATCGAAAAATACGGTATGCATAACAGGGGTAAGTCTAAACTTATCAGTCATCTTAAGGGTGAACATATTACACGAAAAGAAGCGATATACGCTTATTGTTACGATTGTCAGGGATATTGTGAAGATGGTAAAGTAGAGTGTGAACAAACACAGTGTCCCTTATACGCGCACAGTCAGTTTAACAAATACAACATTAACAAGAGTGAAAAAGAATGATTCTGGTAGACTATCAGATTAAACAGTGTATTGACTATGGAAACCTGATTATTACCCCTTACAATGAGGAGAGTGTTAATCCTAACTCGTATGACTTACATCTTTCAAATCAATTCAAATATTACATTAATAATGGGCAGATGATTGATCCGTATGATAGAAATACAATCGTTTATGGGCATGAAGTTGTAGAGGCAGATACGTTCACTATTCAACCTGGAATGTTTGTGCTCGCTGTTTCACAGGAGACTATTTCCTTACCCAAGAATATTTGTGCTGCATGTGAGGGTAAATCATCTCTTGCTCGATTAGGTCTTACCATACATCAAACTGGAGGATGGATTGATGCAGGTTTCGGTGGAACACTTACCTTTGAACTCTACAATGTTAACAATCGTCCTATTCGCCTTTACAGTGGTATGCCGATTGCACAGTTAGTATTTTTCGAGGGTGAAACGTGTAGAGTGGGTTATAATGAGAAATCATCTTCCAAATACAAGAATCAGACAGGTGCAACACTTTCCCGTTATCATCTTACTAAGGTGTAATAACCATGAAACTCCTTTTTAACTACTCCGACTTTCACAAGTTTCCTCTCGATGCATGTTTCTCTACCTTACGCTTACTCCTCAATGACAATTTCGATGGCGTCTACAAGGATACCAATGGTAAACTCATTGCAGTCTTTGATTATAATGAAACAGAGCGTGAACAACGTATTATCCGTTCTGCATCATCATTCCTTGAGATTTATGGTTATGATTTAAAAAGACATACTGAGATTGTTGATTCGATTGAACATCTTGAATTTGTCACTAAAACGTGTGGTGTAGACTATGAGTAAGATGGATGTGCATTATTCTTCAAAAGATATGGAATGGGAAACCCCGCGTGAATTATTTGATACACTCAATGATGAATTTGGATTTACGCTTGATCCGTGTGCAACATCACAGAATGCAAAGTGTTATAAGTTCTTCACGATTGAGGACAATGGACTGCACAAAGATTGGAGTAAAGATGTAGTGTTTATGAATCCTCCTTACGGGAAAGAAATACCACGATGGGTTGAGAAGGCTTACAATGAGGCATTATGCGGTGCTACTGTTGTTTGTCTTATTCCTGCAAGAACCGATACTTCCTATTGGCACAAATACATCATGCTTGCCGATGAGATCAGGTTTATCAGTGGTAGAGTCAAATTTACTAATCCTTTTCATCGCAAACCTATGGCAGCACCATTTCCATCTTGCATTGTGGTGTTTGGTGAACGTATGCGTAATGGATTAACTAGTAAGGAGTGTATTAAATGCCGTTCAATTTAATGAAACAGATTATCAGTAAGGAAACAGTTTATCCTGCATTTCTTACGGGTAAGGAATATATGCTCTTACGTATTTACTCACAGGATATGATGCACCTGGAAGAAGCGGATAAACTTAATCAATATTTATTCAAGATTAATCCCTCAATCTTTCGTGGATTGTTACTCTTACATGCGCAACAGTTGAATCGTGTTCCTACCTGGATACGTAAGGATAAGGTAAAGAGGGACAAGTTAGATTCACTACTCGATACTTATTACGAGAAAACATCAAGTGCGCTTGAGATGAGTAAAAGAGAATTTGATGAATATATCCCACTCATTAAGATGCACGTAAGCGACAAGGAAACCATGAAAACATTACTCATGGAAATGCAAGCGGATGAACAAATGTTCAAGAAACAGAAGGTTGAACTTACAATGCCCGATAAGACGCGCATTGAACAATCAAAGAAATCACATCAATGTAATTCTCTTGATTACTTCTTTTAACTCTTTTTTCAATTCAGTAAGTTTATAACCCCACAAAATATAATCATTATGTATGATTATAACCGAAGTAATAGGGGATTCTATTATTATTCGTGGTCGGGATGAACACGGTAAGCGTTACGAGCAACGTATCAATCGTTTCCAACCCTATTTTTATGTGCCTCGACAGAACATTGTAGGAGAAACCTACTACTCTCTGTTTGGTGAGAAATTACAGCGTATTACATGCGTGAATCAAAAGGACTTCAAATCAACGAGAAAAACATTTGATTTAACGTATGAAGGTGATGTTCCCCCTACTATTAGATACCTGATTGATAACTACTACCAGAAAGGTATCGAAAGTGAGGTAATTAGAGTATGTTTTTTTGATATTGAAACGGATGGAATCCCTAATATTGCAAAGGCAGATACTATGATTACTTCCATTGCTGCCTATGATAATTTCCGTAACCTCTACTATTGTTTTACTGTTGCACCGGATGGAGTAGTCAGTAAGAACAAATACACACGTAAGATTCAGTTTGATGGAAATGAAGTTGAAGCACGTGTGTTCATGTTCACTACTGAAAAAGAAATGCTCAATAAATTCCTTACCTTTGTGCAACAATTAGACTTTGATCTCTTCCTTGCATGGAACGGTGATAGGTTTGATTATCCTTACCTATTTAATCGCATGAAGGCATTGAGAATTAATCCACGTTTGTTGTCTCCCATTAAACAAATGGGTAAGGGTTATGGAGACATGGCAGACAAACCACGATGTAGAATCTGGTTGGATTTAATGGTTTGTTACAGAAAACTGTCTACGCAAGAAATGGAATCATATTCCCTGGAATATATTTCTCAGAAAGAGTTAGGCGTAGGGAAAATAGAACATGAAGAGAAGTTCCAAGACTTTTGGCGTAACAATCTTGACAAGTTCATCGAGTATAATATCAAAGATGTCTATCTTATGGTAAAGATTGAAGAGTCAAAGGGGATTGTCAAATACTTTGACACGATCAGACGCTTTACCTTTTGCAGTTGGTATGACGTATTCTACAACAGTAAGGTGCTGGATTGTTTCTTCTTACTCAAGGCTAAGG